TCTCATCCAACACGTCTAACAGCTCTGCTAGTCTATTGTTTTTTATTTCTTGTATACTACCATCGTCTGCAGCAAAGTGACCACAAGTTATTTGATGTAGTCTCATCAGCTGTGTAAGAGCAGTCATGGTTGTTACAGTTTTACCATTTAATGTAGCTAAAGCCTCTTGTCTCATCTGTTCGTAAAGTCTTTCTTGTTCTGATGTAAGCTGTATTTCTCTTTCCATGTATATTTTATTTGGTAAATCTAAACAGTTTTCTTTTAATATCCTGTATGAAAAAGCTTTTAAAGACTCTGAAAGCTCCTCTAAATGTCTAAAACCACCGACCACTTGTACAGATCTACCCGATAAAAACATGGTTTTCATTTCGGCATATCTATTTCTAAAAGCATAGTAAGACGGAAAGTTTAAATGTTTAGGATCTAAAAACTCACATTGTGAATATAGATCTAATGGGTTTCTTGTTACAGGAGAACCTGTCATTATTCTTCTATACTTTGCAGCTTTAGATAGAAGTAAAATATTTTTTGTTCTTTTTGCTCTTGGGTTTTTTACTGTCGTAGACTCGTCGATAGCCATTATAGCCTTATGTGAAGTTAAAAATTTTTCAGCATACGAGAAACCTTTTTGTGTGCTGAAAGCCTCGACGTTCATTATTAATATATGAAGACCTTCTTTTTCAAAATTTAATTTTTCTTTTTGTTTTTTATTTATATTAGATTGCCACAATACGGTCATATTTTTGACACGTTCTGGTAAATGTGTAGGCAACTCTTGATTAAACCAAGTACCTACTACACCTTTAGGTGCAACAATTAATGCGCCATCTACTTTATTTTTTTCATAAAGCAACGCTAGGTTGTCTATTAAAACTTTTGTTTTACCTGTACCCATTTCCATAAAGTATGCAAATGAATCTCTGTTCCAAGATTTTTCTAAAGCATCTTTTTGATGCTGGTAAGGTTTTGTTTTAAATTTATAATCCATAACACTTGACTTGTTTATAGGATTTTGCTAATTAGTGCAAGTGTTTTTTAAACACGGAAAAGAGGAACAATGATAGATTTTGAAAAGGATCAAGTAGAAGTAATAGATAAAACAAAAAACGTAAACAAGCTTGCAGATAAAATAAAAGAGATGCAAGCACTCCAACAACAACTCCAACTACAAGAAGAATCAGTCAAGCAAAGAAAAAAAGAAATAGAATACCTTTCTGGTGAAGTTATACCAACGATGTTATCAGAGATGGGACTTTCTTTTTTAAAACTTGCAGACGGTTCATCAATAGAAGTTAAAACAAATTATAGAGCACATATCAAAGAAGATAATAAAGAACGTGCTTTCAACTGGCTTCGCGAAAATGGCTTGGGCGATATAATCAAAAACGAGATATCCGTATCGTTCGGTCGTAACGAAGATAACAAGGCGGCTGGTTATGCCGAACTTGCAAAGAGTCAAGGACTCAATCCCATGCAAAAGCTTAAGGTTGAGCCTATGACTCTTAAAGCGCTAGTCCGTGAGCGTATCGAGGCGGGTAAAGAACTGCCAACGGAACTTTTCGGTGTTTACACTGAAAATAAAACTACAGTAAAAAGGAAACAATAAAGAGGAAAAAATAAAATGGAAAAAAATGTAGAGAAAAAAACAAATAGTGGTGCTTTGGCTACAATTAATTTTGAAGCTGATGCTGACCATGCATTAAAGTTAAGGCAAGAAGATGTTGCTTTACCTTTTTTAAAACTTTTGGGACAGTTGTCTCCGGAAGTAAATAAGAGAGATGGTAAGTATGTCGAAGGTGCACAACCTGGAATGATACTTAACACAGTCACACAAGAGTTATTTGATGGTGAGAAGGGTATAGAAGTATTACCTGTCATTAATCAAACTCAATATCTTGAGTGGCAAGATAGAGGGGAGAGTCAAGGTGCTCCGGTAAAAGTATATGAAGCTGGAGACGATCTACCATCAAGTACAAGAGATAAGTTTAACAAAGATAGATTAGCTAATGGTAATTATCTTGAGAAAACTGGTAACATGTACGTGGTTGTACTGGGTAAATCACCTAGCACTGCATTGCTTCCAATGAAATCTACACAATTAAAAGTGTATAGAACATGGAACTCAATGATAGATGGTCTTAAAATGAAGGGTAAAACAGGAAATGTTTACACTCCGGCACCATATAGCCACATTTATAGATTAAAAACTGTGCCAATGTCTAATGATAAAGGTAGTTGGTATGGTTGGTCTGTATCTAGAAAAGGACCTATTGAAGATGTAGCTTCTTATAATATCGCTAAGAATTTTAGGAACAATCTTGAAAAAGGTTTGGTTAAAACTAGAACACCTGACGTAGAATCCAAATCCGATTCACCGTACTAAAGACTTCCATTGGAAGATAGCGGGCCGGGGATGGGAGACTGGATCCGGCCCCAAAAACAATTATGGAAGAATTTAAAAAAATATTTACAGGATTAAAGCGTGCTCATGGTTGTACTTTTGTAGACAAGAAAGGTGCAGATGGGCTTAAGATAAAAGGTACTTCTTTTGTAAAAAGAGAACCAGTAACAGATCAGCTTTGGGAAAATCATTTAAATGGTATAGAACCTAGTCTTGGTGTCATACCCATTAACGAAGATAACGAGTGTAGATGGGGATGCATTGACGTAGATAAATATACCTTAGATCACAGAGAAATAATTAAAAAAATAGATCAATTTGCAATACCACTATCTGTTTGTAGATCTAAAAGTGGTGGTGCACATATATTTTTATTTACGACAGACTTTGTTCCTGCAAAACTAATGCGAGATAAACTTATGTCTATAAGTGCTATACTTGGATTTGGTAATGCAGAGGTGTTTCCGAAACAAATTGAATTAAAATCGCAAGATGATACAGGAAATTTTCTAAACTTGCCATACTTTAATTGTAAAAATACAACAAGATATTGCTTTGATTCTATTGGTAAAGCAATTAAAATAGATGCTTTTTTAGAAAGCGTAAAAGTCAGCGCTCTCACACCAAAAGAATTACAAGACTTGCAAATAAAAAGACCACCATCAGAGTTTGACGATGGACCACCTTGCCTTGAATCATTAACAAAAGAAAAATTAGATGATGGTAGAGACAGAGTGATGTTTCAATATAGAGTTTATGCAAAAAAGAAATGGCCAGATAGTTGGACTGACAAGTTAGATGAATTTAATTTTAAACATTTTGTAAATCCATTTAGGCATGATGAGATTACAAAATTTAGAAAAGACAACAAGGATTATGGTTTTAAATGTACAGAAGAACCTATGTGTAATCACTGTGATAAGCAGTTATGCAAAACTAGAAAGTATGGTATTGGTACACAGAGTATGTTTCCACAACTATCAGATCTACAGATTGTAGAATTAGATCCAAAGATATTTAGATTAAACGTAGATGGTGAAAGAGTAGAATTAAAAGCAGAGGAACTACAGGAACAAAGACTCTTTGTAAGAGCTTGTATGAATCAGATACATAAGTTTCCTCCAACGATAAAACCAAAAGACTACAAAGACATGGTCTCCATGTTAATGTTAAGTCCAGAAATTATAGAGGCGCCTACAGGTGCATCTAAACTAGAACAATTAGCACAACATTTAGAAAACTATTGCACGAGTAGAACAGCAGAGGGGTCAACAAAAGAAGACATGGAGTCGGGTAACGTTTGGAATAAAGACGAACACCATCATTTTATCTTTACACATTTTTATCACAAATTTTTACATAGACATAAGTGGACAGAGAAGTATGACATTACAATACTTTGGTTACTGGAACACTGTGGTTGTGACCACATTAGAATGAACATAGGTAAGAAAAAATTATCTGTAATAAAATTACAACAGTTTGAAAAAGAACAAATAAAAATTAAAGAAAGAAAATTTAAAAAGGAGGATGCGTTTTGAAAACTATTGTATTGGGTCCACCTGGCACAGGTAAGACCACCACACTACTTAATGAAGTTGATAAATATTTAAAACAAACCGATCCCGATAAGATTGGTTATTTTTCTTTTACACAAAAGGCTGCACACGAAGCTAGAGACAGGGCTATGTCTAAGTTTAATTTAAGCGAGGGTGACTTACCTTATTTTAGAACTCTTCACTCTTTAGCATTTAGAAGATTAGGTATTAAAAAAGAAAATGTACTGCAACGTAGACACTATGAAGATTTAGGAAAGAAGACAGGATATAGTTTAGATTATAATGAGTATGATAATGAACATACAGGATTGTTTACAACCAAAAGTGATTTATTACGTATTATACAATTAGCTAAACTACGTGATATTACACCAGAACAACAATATAATTTAAAAGAACACACACAAGACATAGAAATAGGACAACTTAAACAATTTGTATACGATCTTAATCAATACAAAAAAGAATATAACTTAATAGATTTTACAGACATGATTACAGAATTTGTTAAATCAGGTAAATCACCCAACTTTGATGTTGTATTTATAGATGAAGCACAAGATCTATCATTATCTCAATGGGATATGGCAAGATCAATATGGGATAAAACAGGTGATACTTTTATTGCAGGTGATGATGATCAAGCTATATTTAGATGGGCAGGTGCAGACGTGGATAGTTTTATAACACAAACGGG